GATAGATTGTATTGATAGATTGTATATTTGATTATTTGTTTCATTTTTGCAATTAATTTGTATTATAAATATTAGATGATACATGATAATATATGATACATAATACATAACACATATAATGACTTGTATACATATATTTCGTAGAGATTATCGTCTAGATGATAACACAACGCTTATAGAAGCGTGCAAAACCCATGAGTTAGTAATCCCTATTTTCATATTTACATCAAAACAGATTGATAAAAAGCAAAATATTTATAGAAGTGATAATTGTGTTCAATTTCTATGCGAATCATTACAAGATTTAGATAATCAAATCAAACACATCACTAATGGTAAAAGTCAACTATATATATTCTATGATGGTAAAGATGGTAAAGATGGCAATTTTACTATTCTAGAAAATCTTATAAAAAAAAAGCAAATTCCCAATCTCAAAACAATTTCATTCAATATGGATTATACCAAATATAGTCAAGAACGCGATTCGGCAATTGCAAAATTATGCAAAGAAAATGGAATAGAATGTCTATCATTAGATGATATTTGTCTTAATCCTATTGGAACAGTTCTCAATGGTTCAGGAAAACCATATACTAAATTTACCCCATTTTGGAGGGCATCTGCAAGTAAAGAAATAAGAAAAACTATTAAGAATAATGCCAAACATTATCTAGAATCAAAATCGAGTTTATCCCAAAGTCTAATACAAAATAACCTAATAACTATTGACGATGTAATGAAACCTAATGGCAAATATGGTATTATGGGTGATGTAATAAATGATAAACTACCCGAAAAAGGAGGTCGCACTAATGGACTAAATATTCTACATAAAATAAAAGAATGGAATGACTATAATGAAGAACGCGATTTTCTTAAATACAAAACCACTCATCTCTCGCCTTTTAACAAATTTGGATGTGTTAGTATTCGTGAGGTTTATTGGGCAATGGCTACTAAACTAGGCAAAAAGGGTGAGGATGGTATTATAAGGCAATTATTTTGGAGGGATTTTTTCTATTATTTATCACATTATCATCCTGAAATCTATACAGAAAGAGCTCTAAATCCCAAATATAGAAAACTTAAATGGGTAGAAAATGCAACCAGCAAAGCCAATTTTATTAAATGGTGTGAGGGTCGCACTGGGTTTCCAGTGGTTGATGCGTGTATGAGAGAGTTAAATACTACTGGATATATGCATAATCGGGGGAGGCTTATTACATCTAATTTTCTATGTAGGCTTTTGCATGTAGATTGGCACAAGGGGGAGCATTATTTTGCAACTAAACTCTATGATTATGACCCTGCACAAAACAATTTTGGATGGCAAGTTAGTGGTTCCAATACTAGCGGAACTACATCTAGACCATTAGAGCAAACCATTATGAATCCTTGGATACAAAGTGCACAGTTTGATAAAGATGGCATATATATTAAGAAATGGTGTCCTGAATTGGCAAATGTTGATTCTAGACACTTACATAAATGGAATGAGTATTGTAATGAGTATATAAAAAAAGATAGTACGAAGTCTATTATGTATCTAGAACCTATTATAGATTATAAAGTTGAAAAAGCAAATGATTTAAAAATGTATAGAAAATATTTATTGTGATTTGTAATTTATTGTGATTTTTATTTTATATTTTATATTTTATATTTTATATTTTACATTTTATATTTAATTATGTATGCCTAATATATAGTTATATTAAATACTAAAACACAATATGAATATTTTAACACATCACAATTCCATGCCCAGTAATTCTATGAATAATAGTTCTAGAATTAAATTAACAAAAAAGAAAACTTATACATTACACCAAACACCAGACAAAACGCATGACAAAACGCAACATAAATATATATTAGAAGAAGTTAAAGATGATGAATCATATAATCATTTTAAATCTCTAATTGCAAATTCAAAAAACCTTTGTAAAGGTAAAACTCATTCAGGTAAAAAATATAAAGTTGGTATTTCTATACGAAAAGATTATCCAACTCTATTAAAAGATCACCATTACAGGACAATATATATTCATGATAATAATGAAATAATTGCTTATATAGGAACTAAGAAATATAAAAAAGATGGTGGTTTTATTTTCATTCATAAATTGTGTTCAAAGCCGGAAACGGGACAAGGAACACGACTAATGAAGATGATATTGGAAGATGCAAACCGCAATCATGAAAAATTGGGTATAACATATGTATCATTGACTACGCATAATCTAGACCTAATTGATTATTATAATAAGTTCAAACCCACACGAACTATTGAAACAGATAGTCCAGGTTCAAAACGCAAAATACCAAATCGTGTAGCTTATATGATATGGCAAGTAAGCCCTAATATGCCAATTTTGCACTACTAGGCAGGATTTAGGAAATCCCGCGCGCAAACTCAGGGAAATTAAACTACATACTAAAGCAGGATTTAGGAAATCCCGCACGCAAACTCAGGGAAATTAAACTACATGTCAAGGCAGGATTTAGGAAATCCCGCGCGCAAACTCAGGGAAATTAAACTACATACTAAAGCAGGATTTAGGAAATCCTGTGCGCAAATAAGTTTTTAGAAAAAACTTAACCAAAAGCAGGATTTAGGAAATCCCGAACACAAATAAGTTTTAGAACCAAAAAGCAGGATTTAGGAAATAATCATTCCATATTACACTTTATCTTATATATTTTAACATTTTCAATTATGTCATATAATAGTGATTTTATATATCCACTTTCTATCTGGCTAAGTAATAATTTATAATCATCATTATAGAATACATTTAATATATTTAAAATATTATCACATATTTCACTATTATGTTCTAGAACAATTAAATTTTCTAATGCTAGGTGGGATTTAGGAAATCCCGAGTTCAAACTGTTTGTATATTTATTATTCACTTTCAATATATCATAACTCCCAGCTAATTTAAAATAAAAATCAGCATCAGCATCATACATTCTATCAAATTCACTCATTGTTCCATCTAATATCCATTTTAGTTTTTTAATATTATTCATATCATTACTATTCACATCATTACTATTCACATCATTACTATTCACATCATTACTATTAATATTTAAAGTTTGAATTTCATTTATATATTTTTGAATATGAATAAGTATTTTTCTAATATTTTCTTTAAGTTCATTTTTTTTCTTTCTATCTATAACACATTGAGATTGCTTTTCATCAAAATCGATTAATGGACACCATATTATAAAATGTTCTGGACATATAAATATTTCTTTAATTGTATTACATATTGTATCTAGACTAAATATTGCATTCCATATAGGTCTTTTTTTTATAAAATAATATGAAAGTAAACCGACTATTGCTAAATATGTTATAAATATTATTATACAACATGTTAAGATAATCATAATATTTATTGTTTAATATTTAATTGTTTAATATTTATTGTTTAATATTTAATTAACTTTAATAATAAACTAAATTTAATTAAGAAACATTTTTTGTAATATAAACACTTATCTAGTTATATTAAATAATATGTATCTAGATATAAAAATAAATCATACAATAACATATACAATACAATAACATATACAATACAAAATGTATTCTCCATCATTAAGTAAAACTATGATGAAATATTCAGCAACATCAGCACCACAACCATCGCAACCATCGCAACCATCGCAACCATCATATAATTTACGAGACAATACAAACAATAGCAATAGCAATAGCAATGGCAAACGAAAGCGTGGTGGAGGAGGTGGGAGGCGTCCAGCAGTTCCATTACCAATGCACCCTTTTCAACAGCCAGGTGGTAATCCTGATAATGATGATGACGATGATGATGATGGTAGTGATAGTCCTCTGCCATTTAAATTTCCTAAGCTATTTGGCAATCATAATGAAACTGATGTATATACAACAAAAAATCACATATATTTCAAAACAGGTGTTTGTAAAGATAGTATTGATAAGCTTTCTACCGAAATTGATTATTTAAATAGCAAATTGTCTAATTTAAGCAAAAGGGCGACTCTTGGCACATTTACACCCAAACCCATATATCTCCATATTACTACCAATGGTGGAGACCTATTGGCGGGTTTTTTCGGTTATGATAAAATTAAGGGTTCTAAAATCCCAATTATTACTGTTGTAGAAGGATGTGTTGCCAGTGCGGGTAGTTTGCTTAGTATGGCTGGAACTAAACGCTATATGACTGAAAATTCTCATTTACTAATCCATCAATTGCGAACAGGAATTATTGGAACATATGAGGAATTGGTGGATGAAAAGGCGAATTGCAATCAATTCATGTCAAAATTGGTTAATCTATATAAGGATAATTCGAATGGAAAAATGACAAAAACTAAGATTAAGGAAATATTGAAGAGGGATATTTTCTGGGACACTAAAACTGCAATTGAAAATGGATTGGTAGATGAAGTGTGGAATGGTAGTTTGGAATAATTATTTATATATTAGTTTTACAAATTTATAAATTTATCTAATTTTTCATATTTTTAATATTTTTAATTTATTATAAATAAAAATGTTATTATTTATTAAGTAATAATTATTATAAATTTATAAATTATTCAACTATCCAACTATTTAACTAATTATTAATTATCCAATTATTAAATCTCTAATATATTAGATTGATTTTAAAGATGCCTACTAATAAGAAAATGCGATCTCGTTCTAGTAAAAAGTCAATGAAAGGGGGTTTTATAAAAAAAATAAAAACAAGTAACAAAGCTAACGAATATATGAGGCAACTGCAAATAGCAGCACTTAGTAGAGAATTAGCTCGTGAAAAAAAAATAAAAAATAATCGTTTAAAAGAAAATAGTAAACTTTTTGAAAAAACATTAAAATCCAATAGTCATAAAACTAGATATAATAATCTTATAAAACACACACCTAGAGCACCAGTTATGTGGACAGGGTTTGAACCAAAAAAATTTAATAACTCAAAAGCTTTTATTACAAAAAAAGAAAAAAAATTTTATAATAATCTTAATACAGCTAGAAATTTTCCTATTGAAAGAACTACCCATAATAATAGATTACCATTTAATGATCCTCAAACTGGTTTTTAAATAGAATTACCTGAAAATGTTCCTGGTTCTCTCAAAAAATATTCTTCTAGTAAGTTTTTAATTTAAAAATAACACTACTTCTAGCATCTAGTAATAATAAGAACTATGAGAAGAAAAGAAAAATTATAAAGATTCTAAATTAATAAACTAATATTATACTACAAAAAACATTATTTAACCTATCCTCTCCAATATTTTCTCTATTATTTCATTAACTATATCTAGACTAAAAACAATATTTTTTTCAATATCAAAATCAATTATACACATATTGCGTATTTCACTACTCATATTTTTCAACCATTCGCAACCTTTTTTTAATATTTTGCATGTTTCATCTTTACCTAATATGTTGCATATATTGGGATTTCCTTTTGCTAAATCGCTTTCAATATCTAGTATATCATCACTTATTTGAAACATATAACCAAGTATATTAGACCATATAGATAATTTCTTTAAAGCCCCAGTTTTTTTAAATTCATTAATATCAAGTTGCTTTGACCATATTTGTAATAAAACCCCAGAACATATTGAAAGATTAAATAATGAACTAGTTTTTCTCATATTTAAATCTATATTTGCGAGGGCTTCAGCCCCTCGAGCTCCCTTTACGAGGGCTTCAGTTGCGAGGGCTTCCTTGTTTTCAGTAAAGCTTTTAGTGCCGTTTTCGCAAAAACGGCTTTCGCAAAAACGGCTTTCGCAAAAACGGCTTTCGCAAAAACGGCTTTCGTAAAAACGGCTTTGTTCAAAAATGTCTAAAATTATCTCTTTTTCTTTATTAAAAGTATTTTTTGATATATCTTTTGATATATCTTTTGATAAATCTTTTGATACATCTTCATTTATATCTTTAAATGATATCTGTTGTAGGTCTTTATATTGTCCATCTATTAACATATTTAAATTATTTGAAAACAATTCATGAATATATTTAAATATAATTATATTACTATCTATATTACTATCTATATTACTATCTATATTACTATCTATATTACTATCTATATTACTATCTATATTACTATCTACATCTAGAACAATATCTAATGATAAACCAATTTTATTAAACATATAATATATAAAAAAATTTGTATAATCAGTTCCAAATTTGCTATGAAATGAACTCCTACCTCTACGCATAGAATCATTATCCATTTCCGGTAAATCATCTAAAACCAAACTTAAGCAATGAATAGTTTCTATGCATGATGCGACTGTATATATAAGTTTTTCTTTCTTATCATTACTATCACCAACATTACTATCACCAACATTACCAACATTACTATCACCAATACTACCAACATTACTAAACACTAAACACAATATTGGTCTCAAACGCTTACCATCTTGTAATAAATATTTAACTTTATCTTGAATTGCTTTTGGGTATTCATTAATTTGTATATTCATAAGAAAATTATCATATTTATTATAAATAGTTTCCATGATATCAATATTTATAATTAAAAATATCTAATTATAATTTAATATAATTTAAATCAAATCAAATTAAATCATTATATAATTAATTAATAAATAGACAATATATAAAATATATAAACTACTAATAAATAATAAATAATAATAATAAATAATACAATGTCTAGCAATACATCTTTAAAT